GGCCCTTCCCCCCTGTGAAGGGGGCGAAGGCGCTCTACGGCTCGTAGAACACCTCCTCGTACACCTACGTCAGGCGATTAGATACTGGAACTCAATATCTCCCATGCTATTCTTAGCAAGCGAGCTCTTTTTTGTAGCCGGTGAGCAAACCTTGGTTTGTTCTGATCGTTGGACTAGGAACGAAGGGTGTTTCCACCCCGTGTCCCGCACCATCTGGATCAGACGCAATTGAGTCGATGGAGATTTCCCAATTGGGAATTTCCAAAGGCATAAATTGTAGAAGATGACTGAGTGTCTTCCCTAAACGTACATACCGCTCAAGAGGACTATTCTTAGTGGCCGTACCTATATCAAATAGGTCGGCATAAGATAGGAATTTTGGCGTTCTTTGTACTTTAGAAAGAAGACGTACTCCTTCGAGTACCTCAGCCCAGGGCATGGGAACATTCTCTGCCTTGGCCAGATTCTCTATGATCGCATCAATGCCCTTTTTGGCACGTGCTACTTCAATGGAGATCCGCGGCTTTAGTGTCGAACTCCCTGTAATGGGACTAGACTCGAAGTGCGGCGGAGAGTCGGTTATACCGACCCCTCCATAGCCCTCTTCCTCCGCTTCAAAATCCTGGTACGATTCTCCCTCTGAAGGAAGAACGTAACCACGGGTAGTGAATAACGGAAGGCCAGTTGGCCACCGCTCCGCTTCTCTTATTGAACCGAACAGCTCCTTATAGGAGTCGTAGATAACTACCCACATGCCCATATGGGCAAACTGGGTAGCCTCTGAATAAATCTCTTGCGGGCGTAAAGTACTGTGATCCTTGTGAAACTTCATCAAGGGCACAGTGTAGGAGACTTTCCTACCGGACGGGTAAACCCGTACGAACTTCCAAACCCCGGGAGTATCAGATGCTACAGTTCGAGAGAGTAAGGAACTTTCCTTCTCTAAGGCCACTAGGTCATGATACCAGCTTGGCTTGAATCTATCCGGATAATGAATTCCGGGAAGTTCAGGTGCCCTGTTTCCTTTGCCCCGTAAAGGGACATCGGTTACAAAGGGTAGAACCCGAGCATCTTTTATAGTTTCGCCCCAGCCGCGAAAGCGTATACTGGACAGGTCCAAAGATTCTCTTTGGATCTTAAGGAGACGTGATGTCTCTTTGGCGAGTAAGATACATAATGAACGCTCAATATGAGCGTTCCTCTGTACCAACCTCCCTCCTCTTTTTGAGGTCGGAGAGGCTTGTCCTCCTTTGTCTCCGGCTAATGCGCTCATCTTGTTCCGTAAGGAACTAAGTAGCGTATGAAACCCGGACGATCGGTAACCCAGGAGCTCTGTAAGAGTTTCTGATGCAATGCCGAACGCACTGACAAGGGCGGACTTGCTTATGTCCCCCAAGACCCCCACACTCCAGTCACGAAGTGCCCTTTTATAGGCACCTCTCGTGATGAGGAGACGTAGGAATCGTGGAATAGTGAGTTCCGAGTCTAGCCAGCCCCGACGAATCGCCCTAAGGGCCATTTCGAGGCGCTCTCCGAAGGTACGTATACCTAGCTCCTCCCTTAGAGATAAGGGAGATACATTTACTCCTTTTAGGAATATTTGTTGAGCAAAGATAAAGAGGTCTCCTGAAAGCGTTTTCGCTGGAGATGTTGGAACACACAGCTTATCCGCGACCGCAACGTAAGCATTAGCTACGTCGGTTCCGAGGGTAACGTTGTCGTCCCCAAGAATTGCATAGTCGACGAAGAACTCAGGATCATATCCTGCCTTTTTCGCGGAGAATAGTTCCAGTGCATGATGCACCAGAGCCATTGAAGGCCATGAGGACAATGTCCCCATTGGCTGTCCTCTACCATATCTGATAGAGCATCCACGAAGGTCCTTCTTAACCAACTTCTCCTTCTTAGGGATTAGGAACCATCTGTCAGTGAGTAGACCCTTCCATAAGTCTACTGTCCTCTTCTGCCACACCGCGCTGAACACGGCTTCGTAAAGCTCGAAGGGAATCAAATCAGTTGCCGATTTTAGGTCAATAGAATACGCGGTTTTATCCGTTATTCGATGACGCCTCGCAATTTGTGCGGTGGCATTTTCCTGATCGAAGGTCCCATCGGTTGGTAGATAAGATAAAATCTTCATCATCCAATCGTGAACAGGCGACATGATACGCTGTGTCCAGTAGTCCACGATAGCTATCGTTCTCACTTTTCCCGCCGGCTCTGGCAAACACTGAAGTTTGCCCAGAGTATATTGGCTTCTGGGAGACGAGTAATACTCGTTTGAGAAGTACTTAGCATCGTGACTACCAAGACAACCAAAGAAGACCTCTAAGGTTCGGTGGTCTCCAACATGGAGGCACCACTTATGTATGTAATTGGGCAGCCCCTGTCTCGCACGCTTGTTCCAAAGGACGGCGTCTACCTGTGCTCCTAGGAGCCCAGGGTTGGCGTTTGGTCCGGCCTTAAGGGGAATATAGACACTATCATCGCTCTTGATTGAGAACAACGACTCTACTGAAGTAATTAAACCCTCTTTGCCCGAAGGCAAGTAACTTTTCACTACTTTCGGCCAAAACTCTTCTTTGCAGAAGAGCTTAAACTCTTTGAGCGTTTGCTCATCGAGCTGGGGATGAGGACCACGAATACTAGATAAATCTTGTAAATCGTGGGTACCCTCCATCGCCCGGAACGAATTTAGTAGGGAAGTTATTAACCTGTATATGAAAGGATCTTTTTCCTTCATTACAAGTCGCCGACGAAATAAGAGCGGGATAATGCGTGGTAAGCCGGAGCGGGAGACGGATACAGGTGGTTCTAAGAGGTAGCTATGGGCTGGTGCGCCTGCCGCGTACTTATTCACATAAAAAAGTGAATTCTTTAAATAAGAAATCAAGTACTGCGGCCCGCACCCCTGTAGTAAGGTAACCATTCGGTCTGCGAACTCTCTTAACGTCTTCACCAAGCATGGTGATGGTATAGGTTCTCCTCCTAACCGGAAGTGGACATCAAGTCCATAATACGGTATAAGGATACGCAGAACTTCTGCGGAAAGAGCGATACTAGCCGTTGCCTTGTTTGAGTCACTTCGACCTTTTTTGGCATTAGTTTTTTGCCCTACCCTCGATAATGAGGAAAGGTGCCAGCTAAGGAATTTCTTCCAAAGTTTGGCATTACTTTTTCCAATATGAATTGGGGAGTTTTGAGGGGTCGAAGAGTCAGAAGATGTAGAGGGAGCAGATGATGTCACGGGCCTGTCACCAGGTCCGGCCAGCTTGATCAGGGACGAGTCTTGAGATAAACTCACTCTCGTCTGAACCTGATAAGCTTTCTCAGATAGATAAAGGACAGCGTGGGGATCAAAAGGATCCACCACGGCGTAATGGCCCGCATCAATGCGTGACCAGTCAATCACTTGATAAAGTGGATGATCTGGTCTCTGTAGCCAACGACTTGAGGTACTGAAGCTGTGATTGAAAAACATCATAGTGGAAGTATTAAAAGAAGGCTAGGACTAGTTGGGTTGTCTCTAGTTGGGTGTGAATCCATCTAGAGGCCCTAACCGGCTCGGCGCCTATCTGCTGTACCCGCCTTGGGTATAGAAGATCTGGTAAGAGTTTCGTGCAGTCCTGTTAAAGACTACAGTCCTCCGTTACCCTATCTCCGCGTATCGCTCCGGGCGACCCCGGTAGGGGTCTCTCGGGAGATCCAATGAAGGCTCCCCTGGATCTTTCCAGGGACGGTTGTTCATTCTCTCACGTCAGTTCTTCCATCGAGGGTGTTTCGTTGTAATAACAACTACGCACCAAACCAAAACTCGAAATCCAGATTAGCAATGGGGCAGAGAGAGAGTAAGTGTACCTGAAGGAAGGCCTTCAAGCCTACACCCGAGGGTGCATCTCAACTTATCCCTGAGAAGGGAACTCTCATCAATCCTCCTATTTCAAGGAGGATATCTTCCATGCGTCTTCCGGCACAAGTTTATGGATTCCGATTGCGCGAATCCGTGCATGAGGAATGATTCGAGGTTAACCAGGAAATGTTTCACAACATCCCTGAACCCGAACCAAGGCGGCCCTACCAATTGGTGGGGGCCTTGTAACCTAGCTTCGAAAGGAGCTACCATAAACATCTTTGCTTCAGGCAGCCCTCAAAGGATCTACATACGTTAGCAACTGTGCGCCGTTTCACGGGCGCAGTGAGGGTCTAAACCCCTTCACGCTACGCATGCCTTCCAACACCGATTAAGGTAGTTGAAGCCGAGCCTAAGCTTGGCTGGAGAATGTCCGAAGTAACCGCCCCTAGGGGTCTGTAGCAATACCAACGCTACAGTCCTATGGCGGCTCGTCGACTTGTGCTACGACTCGCACGGGTCATACCGTGAATCTCACTGCCGATTCCCTACGACACAGGTATACCTGTTTGTGGATTCAGTCTCCAGAAAACTTCCTCATTGTTATTGGAAGTCAACATGGTTTCCTATCCCTTCTTGGGAGAAGAGACGTGTTGTTAACATAACACGTGGCCCACCACGTTAACGTGGGTGGGGAGGACCGTATCACTACGGTTCTTCCGGGTTGTCATGTGACGCTTCGAAAGAGGCCCCAGTCCTGCATTCCTTGCTCCTCCTCGAAAAGCCGAGGAGGCGATCCTAC